TAAATAGTTTACAAACATTGACCTCTACGCATACAGGTCAAATCGGCTCGAACTCTAGTGATATAAATAGTTTACAAACATTGACGTCCACGCATACAAGCAATATAAATAGTTTACAAACATTGACCTCTACGCATACAGGTCAAATCGGCTCGAACTCTAGTGATATAAATAGTTTACAAACATTGACGTCCACGCATACAAGCAATATAAATAGTTTACAAACATTGACGTCCACGCATACAGGTCAAATCGGCTCGAACTCTAGTGATATAAATAGTTTACAAACATTGACATCCACGCATACAAGCAATATAAATAGTTTACAAACATTGACCTCTACGCATACAGGTCAAATCGGCTCGAACTCTAGTGATATAAATAGTTTACAAACATTGACATCCACGCATACAGGTCAAATCGGCTCGAACTCTAGTGATATAAATGATTTAGAAACATTGACGTCCACACATACAGGCCAAATCGGCTCGAACTCTAGTGATATAAATGATTTAGAAACATTGACATCCACGCATACAATCGATATAGGAAAAAAACAAGATAAGTTAATCGCTGGTACAAAGATAACGATTGATGAAACAACTAATGTAATTTCGTCTACAACTGAAAAAGGAGATCAAGGAATTCAGGGTGAAACTGGTTTACAAGGTATTCAGGGTGAAACTGGGTTACAGGGTATTCAAGGTGAAACTGGGTTACAGGGCGAAACTGGTTTACAGGGTATTCAGGGTGAAACTGGGTTACAGGGTATTCAAGGAGATCAAGGTATTCAGGGTGAAACTGGGTTACAGGGTATTCAAGGTGAAACTGGGTTACAGGGCGAAACTGGTTTACAAGGTATTCAGGGTGAAACTGGGTTACAGGGTATTCAAGGTGAAACTGGGTTACAGGGCGAAACTGGTTTACAGGGTATTCAGGGTGAAACTGGGTTTCAGGGTATTCAAGGAGATCAAGGTATTCAGGGTGAAACTGGGTTACAAGGTATTCAGGGTGAAACTGGGTTTCAGGGTATTCAAGGTGAAACTGGGTTACATGGTATTCAAGGAGATCAAGGTATTCAGGGCGAAACTGGTTTACAAGGTATTCAGGGCGAAACTGGTTTACAAGGTATTCAGGGTGAAACTGGGTTACAGGGTATTCAAGGAGATCAAGGTATTCAGGGTGAAACTGGGTTACAGGGTATTCAAGGTGAAACTGGGTTACAGGGCGAAACTGGTTTACAAGGTATTCAGGGCGAAACTGGTTTACAAGGTATTCAGGGTGAAACTGGGTTACAGGGTATTCAAGGAGATCAAGGTATTCAGGGTAAAACTGGGTTACAAGGTATTCAGGGTGAAACTGGTTTACAAGGTATTCAGGGTGAAACTGGGTTACAAGGTATTCAGGGAGAAACTGGGTTACAGGGTATTCAAGGAGATCAAGGTATTCAGGGTGAAACTGGGTTACAAGGTATTCAGGGTGAAACTGGGTTACAGGGTATTCAAGGAGATCAAGGTATTCAGGGTGAAACTGGGTTACAGGGTATTCAGGGTGAAACTGGTTTACAAGGTATTCAGGGTGAAACTGGGTTACAGGGTATTCAAGGTGAAACTGGGTTACAGGGCGAAACTGGTTTACAAGGTATTCAAGGAGATCAAGGTATTCAGGGTGAAACTGGACAGATCGGTCCAACTGGTGGAGAAAAAGGAGATACCGGTGCTGATGGTGCTACTGGTCCACAAGGGGAGACTGGTGCTACTGGTGCTACTGGTGCTACTGGTGCACAAGGTCCTGCTGGTGCTGATGGAATTGATGGAATTGATGGTGCTACTGGTCCACAAGGTCTGGCTGGTGCTACTGGTCCACAAGGTCCTGCTGGTGCTGTGGATTTAACCAATATTGAAACCAGCAGAATAGATGTTAGCGATAAAATTGTAATTAGAAATAGCTCTCCCACATTATACTTAAAAGATACAGACAACCGTTCAGGTATGATACATATGAATAGTAATAGAATGTATTTTCTCTCTGGCAGTACAAATAGTGAAAGTTGGTCACAAGTAAATGGACGATGGCCGTTACTACTACATACTGATTCAAACAGAGCTGAATTTGGTGGAAATTTGGATACGGCAGGACAGTTGAGAGGGTCATCTCTTTTGATTACAGGTGGTGCTTCTATAACTTCCACAATTACAGCAGGTAGTCAAATAACAGGGTCTTTGTTAAGAGTGGGGCCTATGATAGGAGATAAATTATTTTGGAGAATTGGAAATCACAGCGACGAAAACTTAGGCTTTTATCAAGAGCGATTCGACTCTCGTTTAAACCAAACACAAATAGTTTTAAAAGGATATATTGAAGACGATGGTGATGGGTATGGTCGAATGAATTTCACGGGACAACACAGATGTTTTATAAAAAATTTACCATTTTCACAGACAAAAGACTATGAAGGTCTTATTGTATGTGCTAACCAAAACAGCTATATATCTATGTCACCTAAAATCAAAAAAGGAAATAAAGCCATTACACAAAATGAATCTTTACCATATGTGAGTTTATGTACAAAAACAAATGACAAATCATGTTTTGGGGTGATTTCAGCGGCTGAAGATCCAAATAAACGAATAGACCAGTTTGGTGTATTCTGTACACCTTTTGATAAAGAAAACGGAGATACACGTATTTATATTAATTCTGTAGGTGAAGGTTCTATTTGGGTCAGTAATAAAAATGGACCACTTGAATCAGGTGATTATATAACAACTTGTGATCTGGCTGGGTTCGGAATGAAACAAGGTGACGATATTTTACATAATTATACAGTAGCCAAAATAACAATGGATTGCGATTTTAATCCGCTATATGTTCCTACACAGACTATATTAAAAGATGCCAGTGGAGAAAATATTTTAGACCCTTACGAACAAATACAATGGACAGACGAAGAAGACGCTTCTGGAAACATAGTGTATGAATATGAATATAACATTCGATACATCAATAGTGAAGCACAAATCATCACTTATGAAGAATATATTGATAATTCAAATAATGCTTATATAGTTGCTTATGTGGGTTGTACATATCATTGTGGTTAAATGGAATGATAAGTTTTAATCACTTTCACTTGTTTCACTATCCATAGAGTGGTTTAATCAAGACCCCGAACCTCAGTATTAAAGCAATTAAACTAATCGAATCGTTGGTTGTCTTTTTTTATATTGAATATATATATGGCGTCTTTCAGACAACTTTTAACGTCGAGACAAACAGATAATACAGAAAGTATTGAAGGAAATAACGCCAATATTGAGAGCTTGTTGATTACGAGAACCGAACATATTGGAATATTAGAAAGTCTACAAACACAAATAGACACAAACGACGACGATATAGTATCTTTACAAGGTCGGTTGGACACTGAAGAACCAAAAACATCCGCTTTACAATCACTAACTCAAAGTCACACAAGTCAAATAGAGTCGAATGATGATGACATATTGGCATTACAAGGTCGGTTGGACACTGAAGAACCGAAGACATCCGCTTTACAATCACTAACTCAAAGCCATACAAGTCAAATAGAGTCGAATGATGGTGACATAGTAGCATTACAGGGTAGGTTGGATTTAGAAGAACCAAAGACCTCAGCTTTACAATCACTAACTCAAAGCCATACAAGTCAAATCGAGTCTAACGATGATGACATATTAGCATTACAAGGGAGGTTGGATACAGAAGAACCAAAAACATCCGCTTTACAATCACTAACTCAAAGCCATACAAGTCAAATATCTTCCAACGATGGTGACATTTTAGCATTACAAAATCAAAAACAAGAGAATCTAAATACAGAATCGGATATAAGTATGAATAATTTGTCTCTAGAAAATGATTTACACATAAAAGGAGATTTAACTTTAGATGGTTCATTTAATATCAATAATCTTATGTATAATAACACCACTATAAATAATGAAATCATTATATCTACACAATTAGATATCTCCAATCAAGGATTCGGCCCAGCGTTAAAAGTAAGTCAGTATGGAAATGGTGACACGAACCCAGTCGCCTTATTTGACGCAGGAAATGAAGGGGATGCTTTGTTGATTGACTCGATTGGAGACGTAATCATATATAAAAATTTGGTGGTTGATGAAAGAAGTGTAAACCATGCATTCACACAAATAGATAATTTGGAATTACTCACTCAAAGTCATACAAGTCAAATCGAGTCTAACGACGATGATATACTAGCATTACAAGGAAGGTTGGATACAGAAGAACCGAAGACATCTGCTTTACAAGATCTAACTCAAAGCCATACAAGTCAAATAGAGTCTAACGACGATGATATACTAGCATTACAGATCAGGTTGGACACTGAAGAACCGAAGACATCCGCTTTACAAGAGCTAACTCAAAGCCATACAAGTCAAATAGAGTCGAATGACGACGATATATTGGCTTTACAAGGTAGACTGGATTTAGAAGAACCAAAGACCTCTGCTTTACAATCACTAACACAAAGCCATACAAGTCAAATAGCGTCAAACGATGATGATATATTGGCATTACAAGGAAGGTTGGATACAGAAGAACCAAAAACATCCGCTTTACAATTATTAACTCAAAGCCATACAAGTCAAATAGAGTCAAACGATGGTGACATTTTAGCATTACAAGGTAGACTGGATTTAGAAGAACCGAAGACATCCGCTTTACAATCACTAACTCAAAGCCATAGTTCTCAAATAGCGTCAAACGACGACGATATATTGGCTTTACAAGGTAGGTTGAACACGGAAGAACTGAAGACCTCAGCTTTACAATCACTAACTCAAAGCCATACAAGTCAAATAGCGTCAAACGATGGTGACATTTTAGCATTACAAGGAAGGTTGGATACAGAAGAACCGAAGACATCCGCTTTACAATCACTAACTCAAAGCCATACAAGTCAAATCGAGTCTAACGACGACGATATATTAGTATTACAAGGGAGGTTGGATACTGAAGAACCGAAGACATCCGCTTTACAATCACTAACTCAAAGCCATACAATTCAAATAGAGTCAAATGACGACGATATATTAGCATTACAAGGAAGGTTGGACGCAGAAGAACCGAAAACATCTGCTTTACAATCACTAACTCAAAGCCATACTAGTCAAATATCTTCCAACGATGATGACATATTGGCATTACAAGGGAATGTTAGTGGAATAAATGTTTCTTTATCTTCTTTAAGCGAATCAAAACAAGATGTTATTGAGGATGGTGGTTTATCTATTGCTAAAACGGCTAACTTACAAACTTCATTAGACGCAAAACAAGATGTTATCGCAGAAGGTGATTTAAATATTTCGAATATTGCTGAATTACAAACTTCATTAAACGCAAAACAAGATGTAATTGTGGATGGTGGTTTATCTATTGCTAAAACGGCTAACTTACAGAGTTCATTAGACGCAAAACAAAATGTTATTCCAGTAGGTGGTTTAACTATCGCCAAGACGGCAAATTTACAAAGTTCTTTGGACGCCAAACAAGATCTCATTGCGGATGGTGGTTTATCTATCGCCAAGACGGCTAACTTACAGAGTTCATTAGACGCAAAACAAAATATTATTCAAAATGGTGGGTTGTCTATTGCGAAAACAGCAAATCTACAGACTTCATTGGACGCAAAACAAGACGAATTAACTGCGGGAAATAATATCACGATTGTTGATAATGTGATTTCTTCGAGTGTAGACCAAGGCTCTCAAGGTATACAAGGTATACAAGGCATACAAGGTGAAACTGGTGCTACTGGTGCTACTGGTGCTGATGGTGCTACTGGTGCTACTGGTGCTACTGGTGCTGATGGTGCTACTGGTGCTGATGGTGCTACTGGTGCTACTGGTGCTACTGGTGCTGATGGTGCTGATGGTGCTGATGGTGCTGATGGTGCTGATGGTGCTACTGGTGCACAAGGTATACAAGGCATTCAAGGTCTGACTGGTGCTGATGGTGCTGATGGTGCTGATGGTGAAGTTACCCTAGCCCAATTGAACACAAAACAAGACGTATTGACTGCGGGAAATAATATCACGATTGTTGATAATGTTATTTCTTCGAGTGGTGGAGGAAGCGGTGATGTTACACAAGAAGAACTGGACGATGGACTGGCGACGAAACAAGACATTCTGACCGCAGGGTCAAATATATCTATTGTAGGTTCAACTATTAATTCAGGAAGCAGTGCGTATTTTCTCTGTTTTTTAAACCAATCATTTACATCCTTGTCATTAAATGATTATGCGAGATTTACAGCAATTTCGTTCCAAAAACCTGATACAGGAACATTGGTTGAGCAAAAAAACGGACAGGCATATACCATACAAGAAACAGGATTATATTTGATTGGATACTCACTAACCATATTGTTGAAGACAGGAACAACATCAATACAAATTGTATATGTAAGAAATGGGGTTGAAAAAAGTATAACAACCAATGGTATAACTATATCAACGTCTGAAAATAGAAGTATTATTTTTCCATTAGAAGCAGGTGACCTTATAGCTGTGAAATATTTAACAGGAAACGCAGGTTATCTAACGATTTATGGAACACAGACTACAGAAAATATACATACAAATATGTATGGATACAGAATCGCATAAAAACCATTCCAATTTAGAATAATATTTATATATAATATGGAAAAAGACAGATTACCACAAATCATTCAAGACCTTAAATCAAAACGAGATGCCTTGTCGTTGGCACACGAACAACTTAAAAAAGACAGCGATGACTGGAACAAATGTATCATCGTTTTGTCTCTCATTACGGGAATGTTTGAATCTATGAAAATACAAATGGGATGGCAAAGTGATGTGGTCGCATTAGTTCCAATAGCATTATCGTCCGTCATTGCCTCCGTATCTGCACTCATTAAGTTTAAGAAGTTTCCTGAACAAATGGAGGTTATTTTACAAAGTCAATCACTTTTAACGCATACACTCAACAACGCCCGAAACCAATCCGAAATGTCCCCACAATTACATAAGGAATATAACGATGCTTTAGAAAAGTTAGAAATAAGTATATATCCCGATGTACGTCGTAAATATCTGAAAATATCGCACAATAACCTGATATCTATTGTGAAACAAGAAGTGAAGTTTTTCGATTTGCTTCAAAAAGCAAAGAATGGTGAACCTATGTCAGCCAACAGCAGTTTGTCGTCGAACGATAACATAATACGAACTGAAGAAGACGAGCTTTAAGTGTGATAAGGGTAAAAGCTGTCACGGCGGATATGGCGTAAAATCGCTCACAATATTGACCATAATATTGAGAACCATATCCGCCGTGACATTATTTAGGAAAAATCCCAACTTTTCTAAAAATAAAATCTAAATATATATTATAATGTTCGACAACCTACCGAAGAAATATTTGATTTATATGATATGTTGTAATGTAACCAACAAAAAATACATTGGTCACACTTCAAACCTCACGTCTCGTCTAGCGGTTCATTTAAGCACCTACAAAAATCAGTCGTCTATGTGTACATCCAAAGAAGTATTTAAAGGCGAAAATTATAATTGTATTGTTCTTGAGGATAATTTAGACAATAAATTGAAAGCAAAAGAGCGAGAGCTATTTTATATGGGTGTCTTCGATCATAGTGTTGTAAATAAGAACAGACCTATTTTGGTTGATATGAAGGACTACCAAAAAGCATACCAAAAGGAATACAGAAAGAAACAACGGTATCCACCAGTGACTCATAGTTTATCAGAGTTCATGTAGAGACAAATATTAACTAGGGAGGTTATGTTCTTACTTAATAGTTTATGAGGTGAAGGGTGAAGGGTGAAGGGTCTATTTTCATACTATTCTTAAAATCAGCGTTTCTTATTTGTTAATTTAATTAAGAAAAAGTCCCGTTTAGAATTGGAAAAATAGGGGTTCAACCCTTCACCCTTCACCTTCAATAACAATTTAAGAAGATTATATATAAATTGTTATTGGTTATGTTGTAAAGTCAAAGGTGAAGGGTTAGGTGAAGGGTTGGTGAAGGGTGAAGGGTCACTATTCACCACTATGTTCTATATTCATAAGTTTAGAGACAAAAATAATTCTTACATAAAACAATTTAAATATTATATACATATATATATACAATGACTCACCCTAAAAACTACGAATATGTAAAAAAATGGCGTGACGCAAACCCTGAGCTACAACGACAACGTAATCTATTATATTCGAAAAAATTTCAACGATGGAAAACAATAAAAACATCCTTTGTGAAAATTGACAAATTCGACCCATCCCTTTTTCTTTAGGAGTTTTTTTACATAATATTAATTAATATAAAAATTGATTTAAAAATAAAATATTATGTAATATTATAATGGCTGAACTAACTGAACGAATCCCGCTTAAAAATCTCCAACTCATCCGTAAAATGACTTTAGAAGATTACATCAAGTTCGCTGATAAAAAGAAATACAAAGTCGCTGATATTAAGCAACATTATAATCAAATTATGGACTATGTAAAAGGGCATATCAAATGTGGTGGTAAAATGAAGAAGTTGTATAAACATAGTGAATCGTCGAACAATGGGCGATTGTATGGAATGAATTCCATTCAAAGCATTGACGGGATTATTCGTGGGTTCTTATTAGGAGAAACAACAACCGATATTGATATGAAAAACGCACACCCTCATATTTTGGAATATATTTGCCGTGTCCGCAACATTCGTTGTGTTCATTTAACCGACTACGTGAACAATCGTGATGCTATTGTATCTAAACTCAAGATGGTGGGTATTACTGACCCAAAATTTGAAATATTGAAAATGTTAAACACGGAAAAGACAATCCGAATTGTGAATGATTGTGACGGCATCCTCAAGTCACTCAGAGATGAATTCAAGTTTATCCGTAACACACTCAAGACCGAAGTGGATTTTGTTGAACAACTTCAACAAGCTATGGTATACAAACCAAAAAATATTGAAGGTTCATTTGTGAATCGCATTCTTTGTATTTACGAAAATAAAATGTTGGACGCTATGTCTAAGACAATCACTGAGAAAGGGTTGGAGATTGCCGAATACGCTTTTGACGGCTTTCTTGTTTATGGTAATCACGACCAAGAACTATTGAGCGAAGTTCAAGACAATTTGAACGCAACTTTTCCTGACTTGAATATGACCCTGACCATCAAACAACCCAGTAAAGTTATATCTAAGGAATATCTTGAAAATCTTGACGACATAGATGAAGTATTCGAACACGAAACCTACGAATATCAAAAGAAACAATTTGAAATTGCACATTGTAAAATCATCAACAAAGCATTCTTTATCAAAGAGTATAACAACAAACTTCAATTTATGAATAGAAAACAACTCACCGATGCTTACGAGCATCTACACTTTAAAGATAAGGAAAGTAAAAAGGTGTCTTTTATCAATACTTGGTTGAAAGACGAAAACATAAGGGCATATGTGGATATGGATACTTATCCACCACCGATGGTTTGTCCTTCGAATGTTTACAATTTATGGAAACCATTCGCTATGGAACTCATCACAGATTGGGAAGAGAAAGACATATCTATTTTGTTAAACCATATTAAGATTCTATGTAATCACGAAGAAGAAACCTATGACTACTTTATCAAATGGTTGGCTCAAATGGTTCAATATCCGGCAATCAAAACAACGTTGATTTTGTTCCAAGGGGCGGAAGGTTGTGGTAAAGGTCGACTATTTTCAATTATTGAAAAATTGATTGGTTCAAGTAAATACTTAGAGAGTTGTAATCCTGAGCGTGATATTTGGGGAAACTTCAACGCACCAATGGCGAACTCTTTCTTCGTTCATTTGAGCGAGTTGTCTAAAAAGTCTACTCACGAAAGCGAACAACGTATCAAGGCATTAGTTACTGACCCAGCCATTCAAATCAATCTCAAAGGTAAGGACACCATCAATACCACATCTTATCACCGGTTCGTTGTAGCAACCAATGAAGATGAACCAATGAATACCCATACTGGAGACCGACGAAAATTGATGATTTCCAGTTCAAATGAATTGAAGGGCAACTCGGAGTATTTTACGGAACTATCAAAATGTATAGATGATCCGAACTACATCAAATCCCTTTTTGAATATCTCAAGAATATCCCTGATATGGATAATTTTGGAAGCCTACCAATTCCAATGACTGAATATCAGAAACTATTGTGTGAGTTGTCCATTACACCAATTGAATCGTTCATCAAAGATATGGTGACTGAAACCGACCAAGAAGAATTGATGTACTCTACAAAAGAATTGTTTGAACTATTCAAAGAGTTTCTCCACGAAAGCAAGATCAACTATGAAGTCAGTATCATTAAGTTTGGGGTAAGACTGACCAATCTAAAATTGAATGGTATTACTACCAAACACACGAAAAGTGGCAACGTGAAACATTTCGATGTACCAGTTCTGAAGAAACATTACGGGGTTGGTTGCCTCTTATAGGTGAAGGTGAAGGGTTGAAGGGTGAATGGTCTATTTTCGTACTATTATTAAAATCAGCATTTCTTATTTGTTAATTTAATTAAGAAAAAGTCGCTTTCACAATTAGTAAATCGACCCTTCACCCTTCACCCTTCACCAACCCTTCACCTAACCCTTCACCTTTGACTTTACAACATAACCAATAACAATTTATATATAATCTTCTTAAATTGTTATTGAAGGTGAAGGGTGAAGGGTTGAACCCCTATTTTTCCAATTCTAGATGGGACTTTTTCTTAATTAAATTAAGAAATAAGAAATGCTGATTTTAAGAATAGTATGAAAATAGACCCTTCACCCTTCACCCTTCACCCTTCACCCCATAAACTATTAAGTAATATCTGACAAATTACATATAAAGAAAATATATCAGTAATATATAATGAAAACTCACAACGAACGTCAACTAGAAAAGTTTTTGAAGTTAAAACAAAAATACGGCGATTTTGTTCGAGTCGATAATGTCTGTGTGTTTAGGGGCAAAAATAAAGCAGTTTGTGTAAATATTGATTTTGATTTAATTGAACCTCACCATAAAAGATGATATGACGCATAAGCTGGACTATACGGATCGGCGTCTTTCCATTTTTTGTTTCGTTTCAAAAACTTTTGTCTCCTTTCCTCGTCTCTATGTTTAGTAAAATCTTGATAGAGAGATGAACCGAAATGGATTCTCTTGTCAGTATATGGATCTATCAACATATATTTTTTATTCTTTCGAGTCGAAAAGTAGATTTGAACCTCGTCTCCATACAAGTTCTTTGCTCGTTTTAAAACAACAGCTGGATCGCTAACTCCCTCAATATTCATATATATTATACAATAGTTTATTTTCAAAAACTTTTTGTCTGTGTATAATATATATGTACATTCTAACCATAGTTCGCCACGATATCAATCATGGAGAAATGGATATATTCCTGCCAATGAAAGTACCTACAAGGTCTATGTGTGAAATAGCATTCACAGATGCGGTGAACGATGATAAGCAATATTTATCTAGAGACTATGAAGATGATGATTTTGTAAATGATAATTTTGAATATAAACACAGTATACATGAACTCGACGAATTGCTTCATATCAATAATACAACCGATTAATGTCGTCCAAAATACAAAAAATCATAAACTGCTCGTCTAGAGTAAGTTCATACATATAAATTAGAGTTACATTTTAATTCTAATTTATAAAACGAATAATTCAATTAAAAAATACGGCGAAGTTGAATGGAAGAGTTGTCTCCAAGAAATTTGAAGTTTGGTAAATGACCTACACCACTCGATATAGATTGGTATAAATACGTCCCAGTTTGAGCAGTCGTTCCTTCAATCTCTATTTCTTGAAAGACAGGCTCTGCCAAAGTCACATAAGAGAGTGCCGAATCTTCGGTATTGTATGTATTTCTAGTGCCGTCTTTCGTTCTGCTAACCAATACATTGATAATTCCCCTATCATTACCAATATGAGACACCGCACCACCGCTATAGACACCACAACCTGACGCTTGAAGCGTATAAGACCCAGCATCAAGTCGTGAAGAAATACTGAGAGGTGCTTTATACACACCGACAATAGCTCCACCCTCGGACGACGCAATAGAACTACGATTTATTTCAACTCCGTCTTTTAACAATATAAGATGACACGCCCCCAATGCGGAATTTACAATTACCGGTCCAGCGGAAACACCAGCCTCAGAATAACCACTTTCTGTAAAACATTGAAATTGAACTTGGGCGTTAAATATTGACCCATCTTTGTCGGAATCTATCTCAAATGTATCTAAAGTAATAGCAGTTAAAGAACTTTCAATAACATCTCCGCTACTCGTGTTTGTGTTGGTTAATAACGTATCATTCCACGTAAAGTCATCGCTCCATTCCATAGATTTAAAAGTGGAAGAAAAATCTGATGTGTCACTTCCAGTAAAGTCGGTGGGTTCAGAAACACCATCGAATTCGGATGCTCCCATAACCAAATTAAACTCGCCTACATTATCATTAATATAAATTGGTTTATTGATGTAATATTTACCCGCTGTGTAGTTAGATGACGTAGAAGTAGTCGACACGAATGAATTCGTTACGTCTAAAACAATTTCTTGGGTGGTACTATCTTGGTCAGTATAATTCAAGGCAAACTTCTCGTGAACATTCGACAAAGGAAAATACGCTTGATCTGTTTTAAATTCAAAAGCAATCTCTCCTGTAATTAAATAAAAACCTGATTCAAGCATACCATCGTATTTTGCTACTTCTAAAGTGGTATTTCCCACATGATCGTCGGTGTCTTCAATCATTTCATATTCAACCAATTTACCCCCGTCGATACATCCATCACGAAGTGTTTTTAAAGTTCTCATATATACTAAGTTAAGATAAAAAAAAGGGTTACGTGTTTCATAAATCCTTGCTAAAAGTCAATTTTCGTTGTGTGAGAACCAGTTGCGGGTATGATTTCATAATAGTAGTCCATCTACTTTTGATATTTTTCAACTTTTCAATTTGTTTCTTGTCAAGTCCTAAATATCCATCAAGCAAGTATTTTGAAGATTTCCCCCCCATAGCGTTCATAAAAAAGGTTACACTATGCGATTCGGTCAAAATAAGTTTGGTAGCTTTGCCGTTACAAGCAGTATGCGTCGTGTAAATCACACTCGTTCCAGTGTGCCTTCCTGTTGTGAGTGCTTTGTCTAGTATTTCATATACTTTCTTTAAAATTTGTTTGCTTGATATACAATCAACGTCGTCGAATATGAGTAAACTATCTTTAAAATCGTCGATTGAAAAATGTTCTCCAACAAAGTCATCATCGTGTATTTTAAACCGCTTCACTTTCTTTATTTTGTCCAACACTGCATCATCACCAACTGATGAAAATAACATAACCTCATTTCTCGGATGCTTTTTTATGTATTGTTTTATATATTCGGCACTATAATACGATTTGCCTGACCCACTAGCACCAGTAATATACAATATGTCTCGTTCTTTGTTACTAGCAACTTGCTGAAATGATTGGTGTGGTTCTAAATCAATTGTGGTATATCCGTTACGAACTTCGCCATCCAGTTCTGGATCGGATAAATAAACAATTTGTTCCTTCTTTGTATTCTTTTTATCGATAATTTTAGCAATAGGATTACCAACTGATTCGAAATTCAACATTATATAAAGATTAGATTTAATTTTTATATAATTCTATGAAAAGTAATATAAACATAACTAAAATAATCCAATATCTATGATTGAAATAACCAAAATAATGAATTACTTAAAAAGAACTAATCCGAAACTATTTCACGAGATAAAACAACTACAATACATCAAACAAGTTTAAAGTCCTTTTTGTTGAATGAATCGTTTGGCTTGTTCGTTGATGTTTTTTTTCAGTGTTCTAATTTGTCTCCTTAATAATGGTTTCATTTCGTTCTTCTTCTTCTTTTTACTTATTTCTTCTAAATCGTTCACTACTGGAAAAGCGGATATAGTTTCTTTAAGAAATTGTAGACTTTCACGTATTTCTGTTAAATTAAACTTTGAACTATCCAACACCAACAACATCGTCTCTAAATCACTCTTACATCTGTATATGAGACCATTGGGTGAGTTAAAATATTCGAGCAAAAGTTCTTGTTTCTGTGGTTCTTCGTTTTTAAGTTTTAACAAACTAAACATTCGTTTTAATGCTTTCATATAATTTCCGTCTCGAACTTCCATAGCGTATTCATTTTTAATATTTTCAACGACTTCTTCTAGAGACATAGACATATTTGGTACTCCATCTAAATAAATGTTGTATACTTCTGTAATCTCAACAAATCGACCCGATACTAAAGCCACAATGTCCATTTTTATCATCGACTTATGTCGTAACGCTTCCGCAAAACTCACACCTTGATTATTATTGTTCTTGATTTCTTCATACGTCCAGCGTAACGAAACACCATTTTTTTCACCACATTTAAAGTCTGTAATGACTACATTGTCTGATCGCTTTACCACTTCAAATACGCTCTTAAAATGGTTATAAATCATTGTATCGCTTTTACCACTAACGTTTTCAAATAAGTCATAATCCGAATAATAGATTGATTTTTTGATAGACGCTGAACCTACTATATTCACTTTGGATTCGAGAGACATTAATTTGCCGATACTGGCTACCACATTATTGTATTCTTTCATTATATATTATACCATAAAATAATAAAGGGCTATGCCCTTTAAAACCCGTCGTGTGGGGGCGAAACCCTACGGTTCATTTGGGTTTAAATTAATAGACGATCGGTCATTGATGGTTGAACCCATATTCTGAATGAGGTTGTTTAATTCGCTATATTTCTTTTGGAGTCGCTTGAATATGACATCATACTTAGATATCTCAGGTGAAGCGGACGATACACTGAAGTTCTCTTTTATGGTTTGAGCGTCGCCTTTAAGTGCTTCTTGTAAATCACTATCGATTTCAATCGTCCATTGTGATAGTTTACTTTTTAATGTATTGTATAATGATTCAGTAAGTGGTGTCATTTGTTGAAGAAGATTCGCAATGGTTGAGTCTGATTGGCTTAGTGTCTTATATATGATATTTTGTTGAGTAACATCAGGTGACCCTAATTTTAGAGCCATTTGTTGGTTTTTGATAAAATCAATGTTTTCTTTCAGTGTTGCTTTATATTTACTGCCTTTTTTTACACCGCTAAACTTTTTGCTCCATACATCAAGAGCAATTTCAATTAGAAAACGTCGTTCCATTGGGTCGGTTGATCTATTCATCTCTTCCACTTGTTTCACCATTATCATTTGTAAGTCTTCTAGTGTTTGTCCCTCCTCAAAACTTTCATTCAGTATTTGTCGAACTCCTTCTTCAGTATCAACATTAACCACTTGGTATTGTGTATATTCAGCCTCAAGTTGTTGTTTCAAGAACGACTGGTCAGCTTGTTGTAGTGTTGTCTTTACTTGTAGTTGATTTGCTAAACCATACAGATTGTTGAAATCGCTCAACCATTTAGACGAACCAGTGTCTTGACCAGATTTGATTCTCGCTATTGTCTCGTCAGGTGTTTTTTTCAATTCTCTCATACCTAAACGCTCAAAACGTTTAGCGACTTCAAACACGCTATTTCCATCCAAACTATACACAGAAGTCATATATATTTAGGCGTATATTTTATTTTCATAATATATAATGAAACAATTTACAGAAAACACATTGAATAAATCGCAATATGTTGACGCTATTAAATACTTTGTGACCAACTTTGATTTAGAGTCAGCATTCCCACATTGTAAAATCGTCAAATACGCTAATCTTGACAAATATCAACATATTTACGATTTACTCCCAAATCGAATAGATTTTTGCTTTATATTGACCGAATCCAAATACAATCAAGGTCATTGGACTGCTTTAATTAGGAACGATAACAAATTCGAATATTTTGATTCGTATTCAGACAGCCCTAAATCTATACTGGACTTTATACCAAAGTATATGAATAAACAATTAGGAAACAATTGGAATGAAGATTTAGGAAAAATCATCAAAAGTATAAAACCAACAGACAAGTTTATGTTTAACAAAACCGCACTACAACAAGAAATGGAAGACATAAACACGTGTGGACGTTGGTGCATCCTTCGTGTTGCTACTTTTCTAAAAGAAACTATGGACAACAAGCAATTTGTCTCTTATATCAAGAAGCAACAGAAAAAGGTAAAACGACCGCTCGATGAAGTTATAACAATGTTGGTCTAATTTTTTTATATAAAGTTAATATATAATGTCACGATGGGAATACGTATACTATAACGCCCTTATTAATAATATAGATAGTAACAGCGACTTTAACCACGAACCGCACCTTGTTTTCAATGAGGACAGAACTTCTCCACTAATTACCAATTGTGAAAACTACGATATGAGCATTGCCAACTTTAAAGTGGATTTGAAGACTTTGCCAGTGTTTATTCCAACGATAAAATACTCCGATGATGATACGGAAGAAAGCATTCGTAATCGAACAATATACACAATTACCCTAGAATACGGTGGTTACGCTTCTACCGCTCACATTTACTTTCAACCCCAAGACAAAACCAACGGAACAACGCCTCCTAGGTTTAAGGGTGGATATGCTGATTATCGTTCAGGGTATTACAATCTGTACAACTATGAGTTCTTTTTCGTGTTAGTCAACGAAGCGATGAAAGAAGCATTTATTGGTCTTCAAAAAACTCTACTGGAGTTTGGTCAATCAAAGGATATAGGGACTGATATGCCTTATTTCATTTTTGATAAAGATACTGGTTTAGTGTTTCTAAATGCTCCCGAATTGACATTTAACGATGATACTCCCGATGATGTAGTCAATATTTACTTAAATAAACCGCTTTATAGACTCTTCAATTCGCTACCATTTACACACGAACTAAATACATTTGACACTATGACCACAAAGGTGACCGCAAATGCTTATAAAATAAATATGAGTGACTTCGGCAATGTCACCGAGAACCAAGTCATTCCTCCACAATCTGACGGAACTATAGCATCTGTAAAGGTCAACTATATATCGGTTCTACAAGATTACGCTACTCTCGATACTTGGTCACCAGTCGAGTCTATTGTTGTGACCTCAAATACGATACCAGTTCAAAGTAGCAACACATCCGCAAACCATAGTTTTCAAAACGGATCTGAAACCATAAGCGGTTCTAGCAACATCGTCGAACTTGAACTCTCGGATTTTAAAGCGGGTACACCTATTCCCGGGGTCATTTATGAACCATCTTACCCACGATGGATTAATATGCGAAACCAAAACGAATTATCCAATATCAATATTGAAATGTATTACCGCAGTAAATTAGACGGATCGTTAATCCCAATCACTATATCGTCGGGTGGAACATTTAGTATAAAATTGGTATTTAGAAAGTTAATGTAAATCAATCTTTTAGAAGAAGTTCAATGATTAATCGCTAATTGCTATTTTTTTTATCTTTCTACAATATATAATGTCTAGCGAACTTTCTACCTTTCTAGTCCAAGATCCACGTATCAGTCGTATCACCAGCGATGTTCACGTTGCTGTAAAAGACGGCCCCGCTTCGTGCGTGGTTCAAGGTTACCCTACTAACTCGAATAGCTCGTCAACTACCCTTTTCAATGTCAATGTCCCAAGCGAAAACACTCTTGTAGACCGTAATATTCGTGTCCAAGGTACGATCCAATGTGTTATGGAATTAACTGTAGGCACAACTGGGTTTCTTGCCAGTACTTTACAAATTGTACCAGCCGTTTTCCCTCTTAATCAAGCCCTTCAATCGGCATCTCTTACCCTTAACAATGCTAAAGTCTCGGTTCAATCGGCAGATATTCTCAACGTTATAACGAAACAATATCACCAACGATTTTTAAGCAAACATATTCAAACTACCCCGTCTATGGTAGACAAATATTACGCCAAAGCAGTCGATGCTATGAGTGACAACAAATCCTCGGCGTGGGGTGCTGGTGTTGATTCTGCCGAAAAAGACAGCGACACCGCTGGTCGTGCCGACTCTAGCATCAGTTACACTCTCTACGCAAGTGATGGTACTGCGGTTGCCTCCACAACTACATTGACTCCCGATGAAACCTATTATGTAGAAATCTCTCTTGATGTGAATGAACCCATATTAGGAATGCCAACTCTTGAATTTAAAGAAGACGAGTCGTCTTATTTAGGCATTAACAACCTCGAACTTGTGCTTCAATACAATGACTTTAAGAATGTATTTAATGTAAACCAAGAAGTCGTAATGTCTTTCTCGAGTGGAGTTAAATTTGGAACTCAAGCATCCACTCTTTTCTTGAAAGATGACGCCCGACTTATGGCTCGGTATATTAGTCTCCATCCATCGCAATACGCAAAACTCAATGCTAAAAATATCCTTCCATATGACGAATTTGTAGCCTATAAAACAACCCTTTCTCTTCCGTCGGATGGTGTAGGTGTAAATGGGGCTATGACGAACGTCATTAGTATGCGTCAAGTGCCTGACAAGATTTACATTGTAGTACGCCCTCAATATCGGTCTCAAAAAGCATATTGGTCAAATAACCTCAGCTACCCAATCTCTCAAGTAAATATCACCTTCAACAACAAAGCGGGACTTTTATCTGAAATGGATGCTTATTCGCTTTACCAAATGTCTCGCCGTAATGGTTCTCAACAAACTTGGAATGAGTTCCGTGGCGTAGTTCGCAACGGGAACGGAACAAAATTCACTTCTTTAGGAAGTATTATCGTTATAGATCCGGTTCGTGATTTAGGATTGAGCGATATGCTTTCGAGTTCTAGTCTTGGACAATTTGGTTTCCAAGCGATTGTGACTACAGAACCAATGGAAGGTATTGCTAACTCGGCCTTAGCCAATATTGAGCTTTGCGTTCTTGCGAACTATGGTGGTGTAATGGTGACGGAGCGAGGATCATCAGCAACTATGAGTGGATTACTCACCAAATCAGAAGTATTAGAAGCGAAAGAAAAAGGAACTTCCAAAATTGATTATGAAGATGTCGAAGCTATGTCGGGCGGTAATCTTATGAAGAAAGGCGTGACCGCTCTCGGCGATGTGCTAAAACGCAACAAAGGAGCAATCAGCAAAGGAGTAGCCTCAGCGGTAGAGTCGGCTATTGGTGGAGCAAAAATGTCATCGTATTCAACGTCGGGAGGTTCTCGTCTCTCCAAATATATGTAAGCATTTAGTCTCCAACACATTTTTTTTATCTCAATAGATATTATATGGAGTATACGAATATTGTGTCTAGTCCACTTGTAGGAATTTCAGGTGGTAAATTAGACAAAGAAGTAGTGAGAAAAGTGGTCGAACATCTACCGCTAACCTCAGCCAACAAAAAACGATTGAAGAAACTTGAATCACTTCACGGTGCCGGTTTTTGGTCTGATTTTGGAACTGGGTTTAAACAAGGAATCAATGACGGATTAGATATAGCGGGTAAAGTCGCCGATGTTGGTATGAAGGTAGCCCCTTTAATCGCAATGGCTGGATCAGGTAAAAAATCTGAACTAGACAAAGCAAAAGAATCACTTAAGAAGTATGTCAATCGAGAACGAAAAACAATGCCATCTAAAAAACATTTAGCCATTCTTGAGAAAGAAGGTATCATAAGCAAGTCAGATGGTGGTAACGTATTTAAAGATATTGGTAAAGGTGTTTCGTCTGCTGTAAAAACAACACGTAAAGTGGTCAAGAATCCCGCTGTAAAAGGTGCTATTATGACTGGTACATCGTTGGTTGCTCCTGAACTTGCCCCTCTTGCTGGATTAGCTCTTTCCGCAGCTGGAAAACCAAAAAAACAACCAAGTGCATGGATCAAGTTTGTTTTAGAATTTGCTAAACAAAACGGATTAAAATACGGAGACGCTCTGAAAAAAGCCGGTCCTGCTTATCGAAAAATGAAAGGTGGATACAATATGGCTGTTTAATCGAATAATATATTACTAACGGTAATGTATTATTTTTTAGTATCATTTTTTAATATAATTATTCAAAGCTACGTCCACACTGGTTGACATATCGGCCGTGTCTTTTTTCAAATTTTTCACCATAGTCCCGTATTTGGAACTTAAGTATATATTGCGTAACATCGAAGAGCTAATATTTTTACCGAATATTCTGTTCAATATCTTAGTAATTTCGCCAGACTTTTCAATTGCCTCACCATCTATATGAACTAAAAAATGGACGTTATACTTCTTATTTTTCAGTTTGTTTTTCTGCGGATGATGTTTTAGGTAATTATTGATTACACTCATCAAGTCGTCTTCTATGTCAATTACAACCGAGTTATATTTGTGATCAGTCTTATAGTTGTTAAAAATGAATTGTTTATTCTTTACATCCAAATAGTTAAACTCTGTATCCGTCATATCATTCGATATTTTCATCAAACAATAGTCAATATTTCGGCGAGGTGCTTGTAAGACATATAGAGACAAAATAAGATGATGAAGCATTTGTGTGTATTCTTTCTTGTTGGTTATTTTTTTACTGACTTTTAATGATTTCAATTTATCTTCAATTTCTGTTTGTGACATCCAGTTTTCTTTTTGTGTCTCTGTTTTTTCTGTTCTAACTTTTAGGTCATTGTTCATTTTACTAAGCAATTCATAATATTGTTGGTAAAGGGGTTCATTTGTATTCTTTAGAACAACACAAGCCGAAATGATAAAACTACGTTGAGTGGTTGGTTTGTAGTCGTCAATAATGCTTAATACGTGCTTCATATTCTTTAAAAAGTTCAAATGGGTAACCTCCTCACCATCATTCATTTTAGTCAAGTTTCTAGCGTATAGTTTTTGGCTAGACTCAGAAATTGGTTTGTCTCGTTGTTCGAATATAGATTTCAAAAAGGAGTTCATATATATTATTGTTAGATTTTAATTTATTAGATTTTAAATTAATAGCTACAAATAAATAACTCCTAATATATATATGCCAACGCCAACAAATCAAGTATTATACGATAAGGTAAAAGAAGATGTTATGAATAGATACAAAAAGCCATCTGCTTACGCTTCGGGAGCAATAGTGAAAGAATACAAGAAACGTGGTGGTAAATATAAAGAAGATGGCGAAGAAAGAGACCTTGAACGCTGGTTTCTCGAAGAATGGAAGAACGTAGCGAAACCAAATCAATATCCAGTTTTAAGACCTACCAAGAAGATTAGTAAAGAGACACCATTGACACTAGATGAAATACCTAAATCTGTTTTAAAGAAACAAGTAAAACTTAAACAAAAAATAAAAGGAGACAAAAACCTTCCTGAGTTTAAAGGAGGAAGCCTAAAGACAAATGAACTCAAGGATTTTCTTGAAGCTAGTTATTTAGAACCAGCACCTAACAAAATAAACGATTATACTTTAGACACAAAATTATCAAACCTTTATGGTAAGGTATACACTAACTCTAAATTGAAGAAAGTTATTGTTTCGTTTCGTGGTACAAAAGAAGCGTCAGACTGGACAAATAATGCAGTCTTTGCTGTAAATTCAAATGCTTATAAATTAACCAACCGATATAAGACCGCAGTTAAAATGTATAACGGAGCAATGAAAAAATACAAAGGTTATAAATTCGAGTTGGTTGGACATTCCCAATCGGGAATAATAGTAAATAATTTATGTTCTGATAAAGTTGAAAATTGTATCAGTTTAAATCCCGCTTACAAAAACGCAAACTTAAAAGACAATGAATACATCATTAGAAGCAGTGGCGACGTTGTCTCTACTTTATCAGCACCAAAGAAATTTTTAAACTCAATCTTGTACCCCAACTGGACTAAAAACCATCTAATCACGATACCAGCGAAAACCAACAACCCATTGACCGAACATAAAATCGATATCTTAGACAGATTAGATCCAAACAAGAAAATAGGGAGAGGTGGAAACAAAACAACTGAAACGTGTTCGTGCGAGAAAAAGAGAGAACTAAAAAAGTATAGATTGAATGTTTGCTTGTCAACTATTTGAGCAAGACGCCGACAAAGATGCTGGGGTTTAAAAAATTGTTAGTTTTTTAATTCAATAAATCTAAATATTACCGAAAAGAAAAATGTAGATTATCATATTTCACAATAATTTATAAATTATTATTGGAGGGAATACCTACATTTATTTTATTGAGATAATCTATATTTTTCAGAGTGGTAATATTTAGATTTCGGCATTGTTCTGTAAAATTATATGTCGAATTATATATATGGCTTCGTTTACGCAACTTTTAAAATCGAGACAAATAGTCAACACAACAAATATAGAAATTAACGCTGAAACAATTGAGGAAATTATTAGTGATATCAGTAATATAGATGGATTGGTAACAACTCATTCTGGACAAATCGGCTCGAACTCTAGTGATATAAATAGTTTACAAACATTGACCTCTACGCATACAAGTCAAATCGGATCTAACTCTAGTGATATAAATAGTTTACAAACATTGACCTCTACGCATACAGGTCAAATCGGCTCGAACTCTAGTGATATAAATAGTTTACAAACATTGACGTCCACGCATACAAGCAATATAAATAGTTTACAAACATTGACCTCTACGCATACAGGTCAAATCGGCTCGAACTCTAGTGATATAAATAGTTTACAAACATTGACGTCCACGCATACAAGCAATATAAATAGTTTACAAACATT